TGTTAGTGGTTGGTGGACTGGATTAGATCCAGTCCTGTTCTCTGTTTTGTTCGTGTTGTGTTAGTATCGCCTCAAGTCTTTTAGCGATCTCTGGATTGTCTGCTTTAGTCCAACCTATGAGAAAGGCGAGGTCGTCACGCATTGCAGTTGCTGCGCTGCGTTCCTTGCAGAATTTGTCGAAGTCAGTTTTTGGAGTAGTTGTTTCTGTCATGATGAGAATAGTATAGCACATCCTTGGAGCGGTGCAAGTCTTTTTTATTCTTTTTTTTATCTGCAATCTTCGACCCACCAAACCCTTGCCTCGGTATCTACCCACATCTCAACTCCGTTGGTTGAGTTGTAGAATCTTCCTGCTTTGCCAAGTTTGCCGTCATTGTTTCTGTCGGCGGCTTCTTGACGTTGCTTTTTGTTAAGCTCCCACCATACGTCAGATGGGTAGCATGTTGCGATCTCTGCACAGTCAACGATCTCGCCGTTGTCGTTTTCGAATTGTTTTACTTGGCTTCTGAATTTTACGTTCATGGTTATAGTATAGTGGAGTTTTAGATTATTGCAAGGATAAAAGTATCTTTTTTTTTATTTTTTTAGATGCTCAATTTATTGAGCATCGGCGACCAGTCGCGGGTTACGATATCTTCCAATCTGATATCATCGATTGCGTCCAGAGCAATTTCTTGCTCGCCGCCGTCTTGATCCATAGCCCACACAAAACCATTTTCTAGGTCTGTATCAGTTACTATAAACCATTGCCCTTGTGACACGATTTCCGCGCCGTTTCCGATTTGTTTTTCAATTGCTGTCATGATTTGAATATACTCTATTTTTTATTTAATTGCAAGAACTTTTTTCTTTTTTTCTTCGATCATTTCAATTATTTCATCCTCGTAAACCTCTTCACCATCTGAACCTCTGTAAAGGATACCATTCCAAGCCTCGTCTATTATCTCGTAGCCGTTGCTGTCAGTGAACTCAATTATTTCATCTAAAGTAATTTCCATGCCTAAGTATAGCACAGAATAAAACAAAAGTAAAGGTTTTTTTATCTTTTTTTATCTTTTTTTTTATTAAAAAAGTGCTTGACAACCCTACCCCATTTCTGAAAAAATTAGTTTGCGTTTGCGTGGCAAAGCGGCGGGGGGAGTCCATTATCAATCTATCAACGAGAAACCCCCACCCAATTGTCTGGGCGTGGTAAACGGGGGTATGAGTTCTATTTATTGTTTAAAAAAAATAATCAGACCCTATAATTCAAAGTGACTCTTGACGATATAACAAAGTATGTCCCTTTGTTAGCGGGGATAATGTATGCGGTGGTAGCCGTGGCGTATTTTATGAAGAAGGATTATGGTTGGGGCGTGATCTGGATATCTTATGCTACAGCGAATTTTGGTTTAATGGTAGTTGGCAACCAATAAATGGTGTAAATTAAACAAATGAGTTTATCATATAGTGAGTTTCCTGTTTATATTGGTGAAGTTGGTGTGGGTGCGTCTGCGCCTTCTCAAGTGAACGGGTATATTGCTGCCACTCAAGCCAGTGTAAATTACAATACAAATCATAGCCCCAAACGTAAATTAGGGAAAGCGATGGGGGCTAGTGATCAGTTTGGTTTTGAAGGAGCGCTAAGTGCTAATATATCTATAGATTGTGTGCTTCACACGGGAATGCTATCTGGATTGGATTTTTTATCAGATAATAATCAAGATAACTATGTTGTTATTCAGTTGGGCAGTGGCGTTTACGATAAATGTTATGCTACAGATGTATCTGTGAATATTGATCCGTTTGCTCCTGTTACATTAAATGTAAATTTTGTTTCTTTAGATCCTGCTCTTAGCGGCCCTATAAGTGGAGACCCAAGTCCTTATGCTGGGTCAACAGTGCCTTTAGATAGTGATGCTGTAGCTTATGGTCATACTTGCTCGCTAACAGATAGTACAAGCACTTTGAATAATACACAAAGCCAAATAACTTTTAAAAGAAACTACTCTAGAAGCCCAGTTTACAACATAGGCTCGGTGAATGCTTCGGAAATGCTTTTAGATGGTGTCGAAGAAGAATTAAACATTACTTCTACTGGAGTAAACAATCTAATAAATTTTAGTGGAGACTCTTTAGCGGGAACCTTGCAAGTTTACCTTTGTGGAATTGGTGGAACGGCTGTTATGACAGAAATTGTAGATTTAATAAAGTTTACTAATGGATCTAGGTTGCTTACCGAATCCTTATCAACCCAAGGAGGAGAAACTTTAAAAACTACTTCTACAATTAAACAGATTAAGTTATGATTTATGTGTAATAATTATTACATATGGCACTTAAAAAATTGTCTAATTTTCGTTTAGAGCCTCACACTTTCCACTCAATCAAGTTTAAGGAGAGAAAATTTAAATTTACCCCAAATCAGCGCAAATTTCTAGCGACATTGCTAGATGAGGAGGTAAAAATAATGTTTGTGTCTGGCCCAGCAGGTTCTAGTAAAACATACATGTCTTTATATGGGTGTTTGCGTTTAATGGCTGAAGATAAAGAAAAAGACCTTCTTTACATAAGGAGTATTGTCGAGAGCGCAGATAAAGGATTGGGTAGCTTACCAGGAGATATGTCTGAAAAGTTTAACCCTTTTACGCTTCCATTGTATGATAAGCTGGAAGAAATAATATATGAGGGAGATACAGCTTTCTTAAAACAGAAAGAGCGCGTAACAGCGATACCAATTAACTTCTTAAGAGGAGCGAACTGGAATAATAAGTTAATCGTGGCAGACGAGGCTCAAAACTTTACATTTAAAGAGTTGACTACTTTGATAACAAGAATTGGCGAGGACACAAAGTTAATCATCTGCGGAGATTTTATGCAAAGCGACATTAACGGCAAAACTGGCTTCAAAGATATGTTTAATATTTTCTCTGATGACAAATCAAAGGAGAATGGGATTCATTCGTTTTCTTTTAATAGAAATGACATTGTTCGTAGTAAAATTTTAAAGTTTATCATTTCTAAGTTAGAAAAAGGCAAGGAAGTGTAATATTATATATATAAGCAAGAAAAAAGTGTCACGCGCAAGCGGCGAACTGCTACTAACACAAAAGGACACCTGCCTTGTTTTTTTTAGAAAAAAACTATTTTAATTATATAAATATATAGTATGGCTCATCTATTTTGTCACAGTTGCGGAACAAAGATTTCTTACGCTCATGCAAAGCCTAATTTTTGTGAAAAGTGCGGCGAACAACTTAATTCATTATCCTCTACTGCTTCAACTAACACTTCAGCAGGAATGCCTGTCTTAGAGAAATCTGTTGTTATTTCTCAAGATGAGACAGATGCTCAAAGTGTACCCAACCTTTCTAACATTCAGGTAGAAATACAAGCATCAGACAAAGCCCCTATGACCTTTGGTTCATTAATAGGAGAGTCAGCCCCATCCGAAGAAGCTCGGAGGAATAAGGCCAGATCTATTAATGAATTTATTGATGAAAAGAAAAAAGAAAAGTGAATACACATACGAAGACTTTTCTGATGTAATCGATGCCGCGATAAAAAAACAGCAATATAAATGGAGATTAAAGGCTGTTAAGTGGTTTGATTTCGATGATGTAGAGCAAATCATCAGGCAGCACATTTATAAGAAATGGCATATGTGGGATCAAGAGAGACCTCTTGAACCTTGGATTGGTAGGATAATATCTAATCAAATCAGAAACCTAATAAGGAACCATTATGGAAACTATGTAAACCCATGTCCCGATTATCAGTTCCCACATCATGACTCATCAAGATGTCCCATATGTCAAAAGTGGGAGAAGTCTAAAAAGACAGCTTTAGAGGTTAAGTTGCCTTTATCTACTGAAGATTTTGTAAAAGAGGTAACAAGCAAAGAATATATAGATTTTGATTTTTCTACATCTTTAGAAAAGCTAAATCACGAAATGAAAGCCAGATTGAGCGAAATTCATTATGTCGCTTATAGGATGCTTTATTTTTATAAGAATACCGAAGAAGATGTAGCTAAGTTTATGGGATACAAAATTTCAGCGCAAAAAAGAAAGCTTGGCTATAGACAAGTGAAGAATTTAAAAAAGAAGTTCCTA